GGCGCGGCACGCTTTCCAGCAGCGCATCGCGACGGGGTTGTTCAGCGGCGCCGGCCGCTGGAGGTACTCGCTACACTCGACCGAGGTCACCGCCTCGCCCAGGGCCGGGCATTCAATGCGGCTCAGCGCGGCCAGGACGCGACGCTCGACGCGGATCGTCGATGGCGACGGGTAGCGGTTGGCGAGAATGGTGCTGACGGTCGAACGGCTCATGCCGATTGCCTCGCCGGCCTTCGTCTGGCTGCTGCGGGCCACCTCGGCGGCCAGCAACTGGACGAAGACAGGCGGGCGCTCGCCCCAGGCCGACAGATCGATTGCGCGTTCCATCAGCACCCCCACTGCCAGGCAATGAGGCGGCGGCCGAGCATCAGGGCATCACCGGCCAGGATCAGCAGCAGGCCGAGGGCCAGGAAGATGCCGATGGGGATCAGTGTTCGGCGCATGGCGGCACCTCCTGTTCTGATTTCTTGGAGCGACTCCGGTTGTGCTGGTACTCGCCGTGCGAACTCCACATGACCTGGTCAAGGTTCGGGTCGTAGACCTGGCGGCGCGTCTCGCGCTGGACGATGGGCGGCCGAGGGCCGGTGTAGCGGCCTGGCTTGAGGGCGTAATGGCGGCCGTTGCGGGTCAGGTATCCGGCGTTTTGGAGGTCGATGAAGTAGCGCTGAACGGTGCTGGGCGAAACGGTCGTGCCCGAGGCCGCCACCGATGCGGCGATCTGCTCCGGGGTCGCTGGACCGAGGATTCGCAACGTCCGCCAGACCGCCTCGGTGGTGTAACCCTGCTGGGATGGCTTGCCATCGGCGTTCAGGTTCGGTGCCTCGACGCCGTTGTCGCGGATCAGCTGAAACACGACCTCTTCGCCGCGCTTGAATCCCCGGATCGCCTCGACGTAGCCGCCCAGGCGCAGGCAGGCGACATACTTCTCGACGGTCTTGTCGTGCTGATTGGAGCGGCGCGCCACGCGATAGACGGTGAACTCTTCGCGGTTGGCCCGGATGGCTTCCCACATCTGCTGGCGGGGGCTCTTGCCCCCGACCATGGACAGGTGAGCCGGGTTTTTGCCGAGGCTCATTTCGAAGTCCTCGGGCTCGGGGCCGCACCGGTGTACAGCTCCAGGTTCAGGCGCTGGAGGTCGGCCAGTTCCAGCTCGCGCCGGCCCTGAACGGTGGCGGCCTCGGCCAACTGCTCCAGGTTCACCGCGACGCGACGGACAGAGCCCAGGGACTTCTTCACCAGGTGCGCGAGCAGATCGTCAGCGATAGCCACTCCGGGGCTGTAGACCGGCGCCAGGTTGCGGGCGTCCTCCAGGGAAACTGGCTGGGCCGGAACCCAGCTCAGAACGCGGCCATGGAAGCGTTCGAACTTCTTCAGCTTGGTCGGCAGCATTTCCTCGCCGATCAGCAAGATGGAGGCTTGGCTGGACTCGTACAGATCACGAATCAGCTCGACCTGGCCAGCGGCGACCAGGTGGTCCATTTCGTCGATGATCAGCGGGCGGCCGCTGGCGGCCAGTTCCTCGGCGATCTGGTCGGCCATTTCCGGGATGGTCCCGGCCGGCTTGATGCCCATTTCACCCAGGATCGACTTCAGCGTGTGCTTGCGGGTCCAGACGCTTTTGGCCTGGACGTAGTAGGCGCGGCGGCGATTGGCGACCCAGGCGGCCGAAACGGATTTGCCGAAGCCGGACGGGCCGTAGAAGCAGACCAGGCCGGGCAACGTGGAGGTACGCGACAGCGCTTTCTCCAGGGCGATATCGCAAAGGGCGATGTTGGCGATGTCGGCCATGCCATTGGCCAGTTGGGTGGTTTTCGGGGTGGTCATGAATACAGCTCCTTTCATGCTTGCCGCTGCTGGGCGGCGAATTCTTTGGATTTGGGGTAAACCTCGAACCACTGGGCGGCGTCCGGCTCGATGGGCTGTCCAGAGCGCTGCCGCTCGGCCAGCTCGCACCACTGCCGGTAGCGCTGGGCGGGAGCGGTCGGCAGGGTGAAGACCTGGGCGGTGGTGGCTTGGGCGGTGGCTGCGGCCGGGCGCGGTTCGTCGATCCGCTCGGCCTGCACTTCAAGGGTCGCGGCGCTGCGCGACCGGAGTTGCTCGGGGGTGATCGTGCCGAGGCCGGGGATGGACAGCGGCGCATCCATTTCCAGGGCATACCCGCCGTCACGCTCGGCGCGAATCTCGTCGAGGTGAGCCAGGGCGCGCTTCTCGCGGGCCTCTGCGCGTTTCTCGCGGGCACGCTCGACATACGAAGCTGGCATGTAGTCGCGGCTGTTGCCGTTCAGCTCTGCGGTGCAGAGGAAGCGGCCCTCGCCGTCGTAGACCCACACCCGGCTGGCGTCGTGGATGTCGTAGCCCACGGCCACCTGGTCGCCGTGGAATTCCTCCAGCTCGCGGGCGAAGTAGCGGTTGCCGATGAACTCCAGTTCGCAGCGGCGGACGGTGCGCAGCACCTGGGGCCGGAACAGCGGCCGGGCCTCGTCGTCGGTGACGCGCATCGGGCTGAAACCCTCCGCTTCGTGGAGCGCCCAGGCCTCGTTGGGGGTCATGTGCCGGCGGCGGCCGGTGTTCGGGTCAACGATGCGCGGCAAGCTGCTGTGCGGCCGGTCGTTGTACTCGGCAATCTGCTGTTCGCAGAACGCGACAAAAGATTCCCAAGACATCAGCGGCATGGTGCCGCCCTTGGCGATGGCCCGGCGCGTCAGCTTGAAGGTGGCCAGCTTGGCCTGGCGGTCCATGTCGGCGCCGATGTAGCCGGGCAATTCCTTGGCGGCCCGAATCCAGAGACTCTGGTGAACGCGCTCGATCACGCCCCGCGCCTGGCTGTTGTATGGCAGGCTGTTCTTCATATCGATGCCCAGGCGGCCCATAAGGCCGACCGCCTCGTCGCGCATCATGTGGTTGACGTAGCCCGAGCCGTTGTCAACGTAGAAGATGGCCGGGATGCCGCCCTTGGTGCAGGCGTCGCGCAGGGCATCGACCACCACCAGGGCCGACTCGGCCAGGCCGGTGGACCATCCCGGAATGCGGCGGGTACGGATGTCAATGATGGTGGTGATTTCCGGCCGGAAAGGCCGGCCGTGCATCGGGTGCTGGACCTCGGCGTCGAACGTGTGGCCGTCGCAGGAATAGACGTCGGTCGGCAGCAACTTGGTGAAGTCGCGGCGAATGAACGGGCGCAGCGCCTTTATTTCATGCTCACCCATGCGCCCGACCTCGCGACTGACGTTGCCGACCTTACGCAGGAACGCATAAACCTGGTCCAGGCTGGGCATTTGCCCCTGCCAGTGCTTCTCCAGCAGTGCATGGGCAGCGCGGGCGCTGCGCTTCTCCGGCCCCTGGTAGATCGTCATGAAGGCCGGCGCCCAGTCGGGAACGCTCATGTCCGGGCGGCGGACCTTCGGCACCAGGGCGCCGCGCTCGGCCTGGTCCAGGAAACGCTCCAGGCTGCGCACGCTCGGCAGGCCATCCGCGCTCGGGCGGCCGCGAGGATCGCGGGCCATCTTGAGCATAGCGAGCAGCTGCGGCTCGACCTGGCCGAGGCGCGCCATGTCCAGCATCAGGGTAATGGAGCGCTTCCGGCTGTAGCCGGTGCGGGCCATCATCAGGTCCAGGGCGTGCAGCACCCCCTGGCGGGCATCGGCGACCAGCTGCTGGCGGTTGGTTTCGACCAGGGCCAGTTGCGTCTCCTGGCGGACCACTTTGGTGGCCACCTCGCCCAGGGCGGCGTTCAGCAGTGCGGCGCGGGTTTCTTTCGGCAGGGCCGAAACGTGGTACTCCATCGCTTTAGTGCCGACTCTACGCTGGCTGGTCCAGCCTTCACGCTTGGCGCGCAACTGAACAGCTCGTACTGTTGAACCGAGGCCAGGCATACCCGCAAGTTGTTGAGGGCTGAACCACTCACTCATGGCCGCCTCCAGTAGCCTCGTGTTGGGCGATCAGGGCGTTACCGAGGGCGAGCGCAGCAGTTTCTAGCCATTCGGCTGCAATCTGTCTGCTGCCGTTGAAGACTGAAGCGTGGTCGCCATCGACCGAGTTGAAGAACTCGGTGGCATGGCGGAGATCGTCGAGAAGCGGGCGATGTATAGCGTCAAGCTGTGCTTGCCCGAGCACGATGGATTCAATACTGTCAGCCGTTTTGGAGGGCGCAGGCATGATCAGCGAAGAAGAGTTTCGCGAATTGCAGGAAGAACTGGACGATCTGACAGAGTCACTCGGCCGGCTTGAGGAAATGAACGAGGCATTATCTGAAGTGGTGTTCGCACTGCTGCAATCCACATCGATCAGGCCGAGACTTTTTTCCCGACTCATTGATCACACCCTCGACAAATGGCTGATTCTTCGTCGTGACTTGGGTTCTCCCTCCGCAAAGCTCTTGCAGCGCGTGCGAGACGACGTTCTCTCCAAACCGCCTGAGGGGACGCTGGATTTTCCTTCAGCCAGGCCGCGACCTCTGCTGCGAGCGGTTCCCGCGCCACGTCGGAAAGATTCGGCTCACGGGCCGGACGGTTCTGGAGGAGACGTTCAACGTGAGCCTCGGCCTGGCGATACTCCTCAGCCTGCACCAGGGCCAACTCCTCACGAACCCAGCGACGAACAACGTCCCGAATTGGACGAGTAATAAGCTTGATCATCAGATACCTCCCATAAGTCGCTTGAGTTCACGTGCCTGCCGGCTCGCTTCCTCGCGGGTCCGCTCAAGGCGGCCCAGTTCGGCGAGCAGTGCATCGCGGCCGTAAGCCACGCGGCCGCCACGCACATCGACCAGCCAGTTGGTCAGCAGATGGCTCGCGCAGACGTCCTCCAGGAGGGCGGCTCGGTAGAAAGGCAAGTTGTGATCAGCTCGGGCGGGACTCGACCAGGCGTCGAGCATGTTCTTGCTCACGTCATCGCCGGACAGGCGCGACATGCGGGCGGCGACCTCGTAACGGTCAAGGTCGCAAGCCTTCAGAATTTCGCTGACCAGTTCGCTGACTTGAGCGGCGTAGTTGCACTCACCAGGTATAGCGAGGGCCGGCTGCGGAACATCGAAGATGTCCAGCGTTCGATCGTCTTTGCGGCGGGCCATGTTCAAGCCCCCGCGCCGGCTTTACGCTGCGCTTGGTCAGCGTATCTGGTATTTTCCTCAGCACCTGGCATATGTCTGACATATGCCTGCAAGGTCTCCGAGCGATTCGGCCGTTGCCGCTTCGGATTCTCGTCGTCTAGCCAGCGCTCTGGCCACAGCACTAGCGGGCTGAGGTCAAGTACAGCAGCGATGGCGCGCTCTACCCGAGGGTAGGGAGTCAGCTTGGCGTTTTTGACTGCCGGGCTGGAGACGTCGAGGGAGCGGGCCACCTCAGCCAGGGACGACCCCCTGGCACGGAGCTGGTATTTGATCCACTCCCAGCGGACGTTGTTGTCGCGGGGGATTTCGGTTCTGTTCAT